TTGAACAACGAATTGCTCTAACTTTTGTTGACTTTCTTTTTGTATCTGACGCTCACTACGCAATTCTTTGATTTCTTCTGATAATTTTGTTACCATAAAATCATTAAATTTGTTTGCGTTTTCACGCATTTTTTGATGAGCTTTTACACGGTCTTCGTTCATTGCTTTCTTTTCAGCTTGAAATTCTTCAATTTCAGCTTGTAAGCTTTCTGTAACCATATTATCTAGGGCTTCAACCATAATATTTTTATCATGGTCATAACGTTGTGCAAACTCTTCTCTTAGTTCAGCACGTACTTGCTCACGAGCCTCATTCAACTTAGATTCCCATGCCTCATTTATCGCTTGGCTTGTTTCTTCGTTGATAATACCGTTCTCAAGTAATGGTTTAATAATTTCCAAATTCATTGGATTTCCCCTTTTATAGTTGTTCCGTTTAACTCCGGATCACCGAGCATGGATGATACAAAATACCATCCATTCTTATTAGCTTTAGCCCATCTAGATATAGTACGGGCTGAAACGTCATAAACTTTTGCACCTTCATAAGAGGTGATGTATTTTGTTCCGTTAGGATCAATATAGTATCCACTCCATGTAGGATTTTTTATTCCTAATTTTTGTTCTCTTAATATTTTTCTAGTTTCAATAGTAACAGGGTTTCTTTTTTGTCCCTTTCTACTAATTGAAATTTTTGTTTTCTGCTCTGATGACAACGACAATCCTTTATTATAAGAAGGGATACCAATCGTGCAAAATTTACCATCACCATTGTGCTGATTAAAACTTCTAGAATCATTCTTTGCATCAAATAGTTTTAGAATTTCTGCCTCTAAATTTCTCATTTCTATAGGATTACCGGTTGCAATTATTTCTCGTTTCCATTGAGTTTTATCATTAATTATTAAAGGTTTTACTATTCTACTAGAACAAATATAACCATCTTCAACATGAGACTTTTTGCTAGTACGTGATCCAATATACCATTTCATTGTTGGTAAGTGAGTCCATTTATATACGTAAGCGGTTGTCATTTTTAATTCTTATTTAATTTTGAGGTCCTTGATAAGACGAGTTACCTCATCTCTCAAGTACTTCTGTACTTTTTTGTCGTTTTGTGCATCTTTTACATTAGTCAAAACTTTATGACCATGTCTCATATTCATAAGACCTTCATAAATTGCTTTGGGGTATGCATTAGGTGCTGAGGGTTGAGCCACAATATCCACAGTGACTATTTCAAAGTCACTAACCTTACCTGTTGCATCGTCAACGTTACCGCTGCCTCTGCTGGATACTCCTAGTTTTACTCCACTGTCCAACATAGTTGATACTAGTTGTCCCATTGGAGTTGGTAAAATCTTTAATTTACCAAAACCATTAGCACCGTCCATCCACATAGATGTAATCATATGTGATACACGGTCTAAATTGATTTTTAAATCATCAGGGTGATCTACTTCACCAAGCACTGAATACCCAGATGTTATTTGTTCGTTTAATGAATTAACTGCAATCTCAATTTCAGATACAGGGTAAACACGCTCATTTGCATTTTTTACCCCGCCTTGAATAAAGATGCCCTTCATATAAAGGCTCTTTTTAGATCCTTCACCTTCACTCTCGACCACGATGTTGGCGCGGTCGAAAGTTAGATGTTCTTTGAGATACAAAGCCATTATCTCAGTTTACCTTACTTAACAATCTTCTTTGTAGTCTTTTTAGACTCAATCACAGATTTTGTGTTTGCACCATTGTCACCATGCTTTGGCTTAGGAGTTGCTTCACCTTTTTCAGAGAAGTTGTCTTGTCCTGGAGCATTTTTGTACTTACCTGGAATTGTTGTAGGAGCTTTTGTTGTACCACCAGATGTATTACCATCTGTGATATGGACAGCTTTTGCACCGTTGCCTGGTACTTTTGGTCCACTGCTTACTACGCTTTTAGCATTTTGACCATTGTCACCATGAGTTACAGAAACTTTCTTTAGTTGAATAGCTTCTTCTAAAGTATCTTCTTCATCTTCTTCGTCATCAGATGCTTCCATCATGTCTTCATCGCCCATGTCTTCGTCACCCATGTCTTCTTCGCCCTCTTCATCGTGACCTTCTTTACCCATGATTTGTTCAAATTCGGCCATCAATTCGTCTAACTTGTCTTCTAAGTCAACAACACGGTCTTCAATGTCATGTTCTGTTTCATTACCATCTTCCATGTCATCGCTATCTAATTCGATGTCATCAGTATCACCCATACCGTCATCATCTGTTTCGATGTCGGCAAAGTCTTCTTCGGTCATACCTTCTTCTTCAGCGGAAATCTCATCAAGTAGTCCACCTACTTGTCCGCCCATATTTTCGTTCATACCTTCTTCGTCCATCATTGATTCATAGATTTCGCGGCTTTTTTCAACTACGATATCATGGAATAATGCACGTGCTTTATCTTCGTCTTCATTGATAATCAAATCAATAAGTTGCTCAAATTTTTTGTTGTCCATTGTTTGTCTCCTGAATTAAAATGGCTTTGTAGAGTTATTTAGTGTGTAGTTACTAAAAGATATCAATAACTGCTATTTTTTTGCGTTTTTTACGCAAATATGTATTTTTTTATTACAATCCAGGCGCTGAAGCACCTTCTGCGGCTACAGGTGCATATTGTTTTCTTAATTTTTTAAGATTGTTTGAACGCTCAAAATTACGGACGTCTAGCATTCTGCGTAACTTTCTGAGCTGGCGGAGTGTCAATTTTGATTTGCGTAACTCATGCCATTTAGGTGCACTGTTATCAGAACTTGTATCCTGATATCCATCTATAGCTTTGTCAAACATTTCAAACAACTTCATATGAGTTATTTATCACATATTTGGTGCACCAGCGGGCGCGCCGGCACCGCCTGCCGGCATTGCTTCAGGACCTGCTACTGCAGCACCTAATTCATTAGGTGGCATTTCTTGTCCTGGTTCTGGTGTTAGATTTTCCATGTTATCTGTATCAGTTTCTAAGTCCCCTTGACTAATACCAATACTACGCAAATCACTACCTGCTGTTTCACTATCTTCTGGTTTTTCACGCTCTTCAAACCACATACTTTGATTCTTTTCAATTTCTTCTTGTGTTAATCCTAAAAATCTTTCTAATGCAAAGCGTTTTGCTATATAAGGAAATGCTTCCATAGTTTGAAATACAGTAACCCTAGCAGCATCTAATTCGCTTTGACGATATGCGGCAAAGTTTTGAGGTGGGTTAAATGTAATATCAAACAAACTTGAATCAATATTAAAACCTCTCCAACGCATGAATAATTTGAACTCTTCATTCAATTTCTTACTCATATAGTTTTGTAGGCGCTCACAGTATTGATTGAAACGAAACTCTTGAATCATTGCAGTACCAACACGACCATCACTCAACGGAGTTGGACTATCTTCAGGACCTTGTGGTAGATAGCTACTTGGAACACGCAATCCTCGTGCTAATCTATTATTGAAATAACGCAAATCATCAATCTCACCTAAATTTTGACCACCTTGTAATGTTGTAACATCACTGCCTCTTCCGTCAGCAGTTACTGGGAAAAAGTAATCTTCATTCATGCTCAATGGATTATATGTTGCATCCATTATACTTGCACCACCTTGTACACTTGGGATGCGTCTTTGATGTATTTCATTTTTAATACGATCCACAAATGCCATAGCCATGTGACTTGGCATGTTACCCACATCAATCTTAAAGACTCTACGCTCTGGGGCACGTTGTACACGATAGATTAGAATCGCATCTTCAAGCAATTCTTTTTGTTTATATACTTTAAAAATATTTTCTAAAACTGATTGTCCAAAAGGCCAATATCTATCTAAACCTTCCGTCAAGCTTAGATGTACGACATGTTTTGCATCTATTGCGGCTTCATTTAATCCTAGTCTAAATCGACTTCCAGCAGTCCCATTTGGCATACTAGGAACTGTATAACCTTGAGCAGAACCACCGCCACCTGTACCACCAAAGCCAGTTGCAGGACTCATTGCAAAGTCTGTGCTTACTTTTTCAGCAATACTTAAATTCTGTAGATTTGGATTAATGTCTTTGATAACATACTGTTCTGGCTTTTTACCTTCACTCTCGTTAACAATAACTTTAGTAACTTTTGTCATATCAACCCAATATAACTTAAAGTTTTCTGGATCTCTTACAAATACTTGATCACCATATTTGATCGTATTACGAAAGATTTTGAATGCTCTTGTATCAAATTCATTGAGTTTACACCACTGTTGTAGTTGTGTTTTAATGATATTTACTTCATGGGGTGTTGGATCTTCTGTGAATACTATCTCAAAAGGTGTCTTATTTTGTTCGTTTTTCTTAGTACTGAACTCAGCAATGATGTCTAAACATGCATTAATTTCAGCATCTACATCCATCATTTCATACTGATTGTAGCGTTCAATACGATTTGGGTGCCCTGTATAAACCTCAGGTAAACGACTTTGATAATTTTTATATCCAAAGTCTTGGTTATTATATTCTTCCGAACCACCAGAATTTTTGTATTTTTTAGGTACACCATTCCAGGCACCATAATTGGCATTACTACCTGAGATTGGGCTTAATGCACCGGTTGTATTTGGGGCGGAAAAACGCTTTTTATATGACATGATGCTATATTTATCAATTATCCAATCGCAACGGACATTTTCTCATTGACATCAATCAATGTATCTAATTTATTACCTAAAGAATACAATGTTTCATTTATATCTGCCCAACCAACTATTTCTTCCTTTGGTGAAAGCGATTCTTTATTTTTATTTTTATTCAATTGTTTCGTAGCATCTTGTAAAAGGTTATGTATTTCTTCGTGAGAAAAACCCTTATTTTTTATAGAATTATCAATTGGATTTACTAAGGGTGCAACAGGTGCAGAGGGTTGTGGATTATTATCTTTGGGTGTAAGATTTAGGGGTGTGCTAGTTTCGTTTGTTTTTGGTCTATTAACCCACTCATAATGCCATGGTTCAGTTGGTAAAGTCTGTTTGAATCCAGCGGCTTCTAATTTAGCTATATTTTCTTTAGTGCGTCCTGCTTCCGGAATATCAACTGCATCGCCAGATTCGTGTTTTGAAGTACCCGGTGTAGCTGGCTTTCTACCTTTTCTACCACCTTTTTCCCATTGATCCAACTGCGCTTGTTGTTCTTCTTTTGTTCTTGTACCACCATGAGGACTAACTGGAATGCCTAATGACTTTACGAAATCTTCAGCAGACATTTTAGAAGATTCGCTTGGTTTAATAGTTACAGTAACAGGTTTATTTTTATCTTCAGCGTTTTTCTTTTCTAAATCTTTTTTTGCTTTATCTAAAGCTAAAAACTCATTAGCTTTATCCACTAATTGGTTACTTTTATAGAGTGCTAATTCATTGTCTCTTTGAGATTCTCGTATACCATCTAATGCTTTATTGAATGTTTCTACATCCTTATCGTATTCCCTTTTACCAGGACCATAACCATATGATCTTTCTTCTGCTAGTGTATCCGTTTTTTCTTTTAACTTTTGATTATATTTGTCTTGTAATTCATTTTGCTCTTTTTCTAATTCTTTTTTTCTTTGTGCTTCTTCATTTATTATTGTATTAGCATCTTCTGTTGATTTAATTGTTCTCCATAAATCTGTAAAATCTACTTTACCAAAAGTTATAAATTTAACAAATTTAGCAAGTCCCCATGAAGCTGTATCTAAAATATCAGTGAATTTACCAATTACTTTCATTGAAGTTTCAAATGTAGATGCAGCCGCAGAATTAGCTCTTCCTTGATCTTTTATTTCTTTTAACCTTTGTTCTGCAGCTTCAATAACTTTAGGATCTTTTGATCGTTTGGCTTCTTCCAATTTTGCTTCAGCCACTGTCACACTAGCATTATACTGCAATTTATTCGCTGCTTCTAATGCCTGTAATGTTACTCCTAATTGTGCACCTGCTTCATTACTTGCCGCAGCGGTAGCTCCATATGCTCTATAATTGGCTTGCAATGCAGGTAATGTTCTAGTTTGAAGAACATTGTTCATGTCTTTTATTGCATCTCCACTACCATGCACGATGTTACCAAAACTTTCTAGTGTTGGTCCCAAAATTCGTTGATAATTTGCTGCTAATTCAGTAGTTGCCCTACCGCCGTTTGCAATCAATGACATAGCTGCAGCACTCATTGTTGTACCAACTTTTTCTTGCATCAACAACATTGCCATAGATGCACGTTTTGCTAATTCAGGACCATTTGGACCAGAATCTCTTAATTTTTGAAGATATAGTTGAAAATCTAAACTGGCTTGTTGTTCTTGTATTTTTTGTTGTGCTGCATCTTTACTTTGACCTGTTATCTGACTCAACTCAGTTAAATTTTCTATATACTCTTTTGTCTTTGCAGTTACATCTGCTATGTTGTTAGATTCTAGTTTACCAAATTTTGTTTGATTTGAAATATACTGTCCAGCAATTTTTATCATTTCTTGTTCAGTAACACCCAACGCTTTAAAATCTAACAGATTTTGATCAGTGAATAATCCTTTTACGACTTCTTTAAAATTTTGCCCTGCATTCGTAACACCACCACCAAATGCAGATATGTCAGGTGCTATACTTTTAAGTGTTTGTGCAAAGAAATTTAAATTTTCAGTTGATGCTCCGGTATTATTTTTCAAATCCAGCATGCTATTTGAGAATTTACCAGTCGCTGAATTAAATGAATCTGTAAACCTAATACCTGCATCTGATAATGTATTATAGGTGTTTAAGAATTCATCATTATTTTTTAATCCTAGAGCCACTAAAGCACCAAATACTTTGATTAGTTCTCCGGCAACAACACCCAAAGCACCCAATTTTGATGTCATTTCTGCAATAGTATCAGTAACACCTTCAACTGCACCGCCATATTTACCCACGCCTTGTTCAGAGCTATATAAAGCAGAACCAAATCGTCTTGTTAATGCGGCTAATTGTTCAGTTGCAAGAGTAAGATTTGTTTTTGATTTTTTCTCTTTATCGGTAGCATCAGTTACATCTTTAGTAGCCTCATCTAAATCATCCAATACTTTACTGTAACTATGAATACCTTTAGAAACTTGTTTGACCGTTTTTTCAAGGTCATTTAGTGACTTATTAGAATTTTCACCCGCATCGGCATTACTTCTGAGCCATTGAAAGAATCTGTCCATTTCTTCATTATTATCTGCCACGGTATTATCCTTATAAATATGGTATATAGTATTTATAGTAAAAAATAGGAGCTAATTATGGAATCATCAAATCCGCTACAACAATATTTTCGTAGACCTGCAATTTATCTGAAACTTCCCAGTCAAGGACAAGGGTATCCAGAGGGTGCAATTGATCTTCCTGAAAATATGGAAATACCCATTTATCCCATGACCGCTATTGATGAAATTACTACCAGAACTCCTGACAGTTTGTTCAATGGAACTGCGGTAGCTGAGTTGATAAAAAGTTGTGCTCCTAATATCAAAGATCCATGGAGTATCCCGTTAACTGATTTGGATCCATTACTAGTCGCTATTCGCATTGCTACAAATGGTACTTTTATGGAGATTGATACTATATGTCCTAGTTGTAGTGAAGATTCTAAGTTTGATTTAAATTTGACTGCGGTCTTGAATGGGTTTAGTGCAGGTGATTATTCTACATTATTGACCATTGGTCAATTAAAATTTAAGTTTAGACCATTACAATACAGAGAAGTCAACGAAACCAATATGTTACAATTTGATGTTCAAAAAATGATTAGTGCAATGAATATGACAGAAGATGCAGAGCAGAAGAACATTAAAACTCAAGAATTATTGATTAAAATTAATGAAGTTGCAACTGACATTATTGCAAAAACCATTGAATTTATTCAAACACCTGAAAGCATTGTCTTTGAAAGAGACTTTATTAAAGAATTTTTGAATAACTGTGATAAGAATACATTTGAACAAATCAAAGACTATTCTGTAAAAATCAGAGAATTATCTGAGAACAAACCATTGGATATTACATGCTCACATTGTTCCAATCAATATCAACAAGCCTTTGCAATTAACCCATCAACTTTTTTCGGATGAGGCTCCATTCCCTAGACTCCGAGGGAATCAAGGGCCTTATCGCACAATACGAAAAAGAATGTGATGATATCAAGACAGGAGCAATGAAAATGGCTTGGTATATGAGGGGTAGTGTATCATATACTGATATACTCAATATGAGTATCAACGAAAGAAAAGCCATTAATAAGTTGATTGATGATAACTTAGAAACTACTAAGAAGTCGGGTTTACCATTCTTCTAAAACATCTTTATTTTATCCATAGCTATTCATTTATCATAACTTAGGGTTATCTTTAAAGATTACCTTTGGTAATCTAATACCTTCACTTATACTTCGCTTCGCTCAGTATATCGTTCGGTATTGTTTTTATTCACACATATTCTTTTTTGTATTTTATTTCTTTTAGGAATACTTGCCGATTTGACTCCATGGTAGTGCTGTTTCAGCACTACCAAAAGTTTTGATCTTGCACGACCGTCATCCTTGCCATCTGTTCCCCACATGATCAGCTATTATTGCTACCACGTGCCACCGGTTGCTCTGTAAGGTTCTTTATGGGATTGTAGTTGAATATACGTCCGTTTTGTTTAGGATTTCATTCAGCAACGCATGTTTTATATCATCAAGATAGAATAGATATAAACTCATTGAAGGTTCGCTTTGACGATTGCCTTCTCGGTGTTTCATAGTCACAAGTATGTGACTACGCTGACTCCAGAATCTGACGGCACAGCACGATCTGTACAATCTCAAGGAGAGCTAACAAACTTAGCTAACGAATTGTTAAACTGTTAGAGTTAAAATGTTATCGGACTTTGTGTCTGTTTGGCTAAGTGGTTTTGACTTGGTGTCTATGGAGCCTGCGTATGCTCTAACGAGTTCTTTGTTTAATTTGAAGAAACTATCAAATTCAGTGATTACCCAATCACCGTGTTTTTCACTAGCATAGAAAAAAAGATTGTCTATAGTCCATGTTAGTTTGGGTTGTACTGCGATGTAACGGCCAAGACGATTGAACTTCATAATAAGCATGTTCAAATCGCCCTCATCTTCTACATCAAGTAATTGTTCTATCCAAGCATCTATTATCTTACATTTGCCTGATAATAGCAAGTGAAAAGGGAAGTCTGCGTAAAATTTACATTCAATGTTCATTTTGCTAAAACTTTCTCCGGGGACTATATCCCCTTTGAAACTTCTAATCTGTCCTTCGTGTAAAACTTGTGTTCTACTTTGATTTTTGCCACCTATATAAGCACCAGACCCAGGTGCACGGATAAAACTCTCCCCGTACAACTCGCTAAGAAACTTAGCTATTTCTCTCTCGAACCCTGAACCCTTAGCTTTTTGTGGACTTGTCATCTTCATACTTATCGTTGATAATCTATATTTGAAAATTATTGTATGTCTACTGCGCTAGAATATGAAGTAAAGCCACCTTCTTTGACAACTTTAAGAATATTTGGTACACGCCCTGCTAGTTCTTCTCTATGACTGACCAACCAAATGCTCTTGTTTCTACGACGGCTCATGTCTTTGAGAATAGCAACACTATTTTCCACTCCAGTTACATCCATTCCGGAGTCCACTAACTCGTCAATAAACAATGTATTGATTGGTTGATATAAGTTCTCCCAAACATCTCTGAAAGCAAAACTCAATCCTAGAATCAATCTATTCGCTTCACC